AGATTTTACTCCACCTTTGAGAGCCTGTTTTGCGGCAAATCTTGCAATGCCACCAGCACCTGTTGCTAACAATGCAGCATCAGCTCCATAAGATCCAACATTATAAGCTGTTGGATTATCTTTTTCGGCTTTCTTATTTGCGGCATCTTCTTTATCAACTTCATCTGAATACGAAGACTTTTTACCTGTTATCTTGTTATAACCGTGTTTGACTGCCGCTGAAACATATTTGCCTCCACCCAATGTAGCAGAGTCCCAAGCGCCTCTTGCGCCCGCTGAGATTGAGTCCCAAAGACCTTCATTGATTACAAACTGCATAAACTCTTCATTCATGCCGAGTAGCTCAAGCTGCTCTTCATTTAGTGAGTCGATGTAATCAACAAAATCTTGTGTTCCATTATTTTCATAAATGCCAAAAGCTTCTTCAGCTAGGTTGTATGAAATTTCTTCTTGAATGGAAGTGATAGAATTTTCTTTGATAGCCTTCTTTAAGGTTCCTGCAGGCAGTGAAGTCTTAGCTGTACGATTTGGTGTCTGTTCCTTAGACTTTGCATAATCAGGAGTTTCTCCTTCGGGCGCATAGTCTGGCTTCTTGATGCCCATTTTGGTCATTGGAGTTTCATCTTCTCTGATATGTGAAGCGTGTCCTTGACGAGCACCTTCCAAATCATCTTTTCCAATAGTTTTTGGATTATCTTTTCGATTTACTTTTGCTCCTACTCTAGCAAGCATCCTTTGCTTAAGGGACATTTCTTCAAGTGCTTCTTCACCCATGCCGTGAACATAATTCTTAATTTCAGAAATTTTACCTGTTTGTTGATGAACCTTAAAAGCTCTAACTTTATCACTTTCAGGGTCATGATGGGTAAATACATCGTGACCTTTTTGAGATTCATGCCATGGTTGTGCATGTTGCACTAGACCTGGTCCAGCAATCTTTCTAATCTTAGATGCCTCAGGACTATTTACACCTGGTGCACGACTTTTATTTTTTGCTTCATCAATTGATTCCACACCTTCTGTCAATACAGCCTTATATGCTGCATCCCACTCACTCTGCTTTTCATGCGGTAAAACCTTACGGTCTTGAACACCGAATTTTTCGTTTACTGCCTTAACGGCTTCACGTTCAGCAGCATTCGTCTGCATTACTTTTTGAACGGCGCCGATTAGTGGATCGTTTTTGTCAAACATTGTTGATTTCCTTTTTAGGTTTCTTTATATTTATTTTCTTTTGCGTCTGCAATTCCATCTCTTAAGAGAGGCTGCCTTAGGAGTATCTTCTCCGTTTTTATCTTTCATAGGACCGGGCATACCGCCCATTCTTGCACAAAATGAATGTTGTCTATTTTTTCTCTTGCCAGTTGGATTAGGTTCTGTCACTGCTGTTGATAACTTTGATCCAGGATTTTCACGACGATATGCTTTAACCGCAGCTTTACTCATGCCATCTGTGTTATCTTGTTGATTGACTTTTTTCCAATCTTCTTTCATAGCTTGAGCAGTAGCAATTCGCATCTTCTTAGACATAGGCATTTCTGGATTATCACGATGAATAGCTTTTGCAATCTCTTCACGCTTTTTCATTTCTTCTGGTGTCATATGACGTTCCATAAGCTTCTTAATGCTTTTTGGCATATCTTTGTGATCACAGCCACAACCAGCTTTTTCTAAACGAAGAGCAGCTTCTACAAGCTTTTCTTCCCATACATTTCCATATTTGGTTTGAAATTTAATTTGTGTGGCATTCGAATTCATCCAGCTATGAATGCTTTCTGAAACTGTTACACTACTTCCAATTCTTGTTGGTATTTGTGATGTTGAAATTTCAGGACCAACACCATCTTTTGCAATGATCTCTTGACCTGGTATTTCTTGAGCATACACTTTGACAAGCGATTTTGTACCTTCTTCACGTTCAGAAGGTTTATTGCCTTTTGCTTCTTTCATAAACTCTTCGAACTTCTCGTTCACAGGTATGCAGTATGGATCTTTATCTTCATTCATTACTCTCACGAGATTATTTCCTTGACTATGGTATAGAACATGATTCTTACCGTTGACTTTGCGACCAAATCTACCGAAACCATAGTACGAAAGACCTAATCGTCTTGCTTGTACCATTACTTCGTTATCTGGCATATGTTTTGGCATTGGTGTAATATCTTGACGAATTTGTGTTAGCGTCTTAAAGCTTTTTGGTGCCTGATATTGAGTGATACCACGGCGCTCTGCTTCTTGTTCGATCCACTTTTGAGAACGCGGATTCTTGTTATCAGCACGAACAAACTGTTGTGCCATACGACGAACGCGATCAAAATCAGCTTGTACTTTTAACTTCTCGTCAGGTAAAGCATTACGGGTATCTACAGTATTGTCGATGACAGCAAATTTTTGATTGCCAAAAATCTTTTGCAGTTCACCAATATTTTCTTGAGCAGCTTTCCACTTTTCTGTACGAATGTCTGGTGAGTTATCGGCTATTCCTTGCTTGTCAGTGCCATCAGGAACTTTACGCTTGCCCATCTTACCACGCTCAACATTGCGTTGTCTGGATACATCATTGGATGTATTGACAAACACCATCATTGTTTCGTAGCCACCATATTCAAGTCTTTGTTTGATGAGTTTAATTTTTTCAATATCATCAGCAGTGCCATTGATGATAACACCTAAACGGCCTCTTAGATATTCAGTCTCGCGCTTACGTGTAGTCTTCTTGGCTTTTTTACGAATTACCTCACGCTCAACTCTTTCATTTTCTGGCATTTCAAGATCAAGACCATTCTTCTGCATTAGAAATTCAAAAGCAACGTCAGAATTAACTTCACGCAATCCTTCACCCTGAAGAACAGAGTTCATTACATAATCTTTACCAGAACCAGGACCACCAGCTAAGAATATAGCTTTCATCTTGCCTGGATCATTGATACCTTCAGCAATTGTTTCCTCAATAATGTGATCTTTGGAAAACATATGTGGGTTCTCTTTTGCAAACCAACGCATTACTTTACCAGCTTCTGCGTTTGCTTCATTCTCAATATCAGAACCTGTATCGCCTTCTTTAGCGATATCTTTGCCAATACGACCTTCTTCATTCTGCTTATGATGCACAAGCTCATGTGCTATCGAACGAAACACATCCATTGGATGACGGCTCTTCGTTGAAATAGAAAGTTCATTCTTTGAGGGATTGTATGCGGCAAATGAATTGTAATCGTCGTTTTCATCTTTATGACGAACAGATGGAAGCGATTTGATGCCTAATTTTTTAGATGCAAAGCTTACGAATGAGTCCAGCATTGGTGCTAGTTCTTTGCGTGTGATTTCTTCTCTAATGGTAGCAGCTTCATTAATGCTATGAAACTTTCGAATTTGAGAGTATACTTTGCGAACATGTGCAGTAGGTACTCCTGCGTGATATGCTTTAAAGTGTTCCCAATTGCCTTCTTTGGCCAATTTTTCAAGCTTAGATGCCGACACAGTGGATGTCAGTTCATCCTCAGACATGTCGCGAGGATCTTTATTACTTTCTGTGCGATTACCACCAGCAGTATGAACTTTCCAACTTTTGAAGTTGAAATCTATTTGACCTTTTTTATTAGGTCTACCATTATATTTTTTCAGATATTCTTGGTATTCTGGCACACGATCAGAACCTGCTATCAGATGAAGATCATCATGATGTTGATTCATGTGTGTTAAGAAATGATGAAGGCTTCGTGTTTCTGGTGTTCCAACATGAACTGGATGATTAAATAGCTTCTCAGCTAGTGCTTTCTTTGTGAGAATATCTAGGGGTTCTGCTGCACCTGACAGTCCGACGGTCAGCTTACCGCCTACTTTTTGGGCAAGTTGCTTGCCCTGATCGACTGCTGTTCTGTGTCCTCGTTGAGGAATACGGGCTTTGCCGTAGAACGCTACACCAGGTACCTTCTGTGGTACCGTTTTTGATTTAATTTTCATTGTCCCTCTACAGGATGTTATATCTATAGAGGTATTTAGTATTCTTAGATATTGATCCCGTATGCTTTACGTTTTACAGCACTACGAACTGCCGACTTCACTTCTTCAGCAACATGTTTTTTGCTGTGGTTGTATCGCGTTACCTTATCTCCCTTGACAAGGTATCCAATCGCTTCAATGTTAGGAAACATCTCTGCAACTTTAAAGAGCATGTCTAGATTAGCTTTATGATCATCCCACATGCGAATTCGATCAAATTTACCAGATGCGAGATACTTTTTGAGAATGACACCCTTGTTGATATGTGCGGGCATAGAAGAATTAAGATTGGACAGATTGCCTGAACGTTCTACGTAAACGTGATCGATAGGAAAACCATGATCTCTCCATGCTTGCAGGAATTCATGATGATCTTCGAAATCAGCCCGAGCTGTCAGAATGATTGAGTGGGAGTTTTCAGTCTGGTTCATGACAATATTTTTTGCACGATCTAGAATACTATTGATAGGTTTGAATGTATTACGAAATACTTTACCTGATCTGAACTCTGAGAAATCAAATACCTCATCATGTTGAAGTTGATAATGATTGAAGGCTTTTGGATCTAAAACGTGAATGACTTTGCCATTCTTTACAACCTTAACTTTAGCATCCGTCTTGCCAAGAGTGTCATCGATGTCCCATACATTGAGAGTTCGGATTTCTTTCTTGTGAGTCTTAAGATAATGATCTAGCTTCATTTGTCCCATGTCTTTGTGGCATTAAAGTTTGCCTGTGAAAATTCCAATCTATCTACTAATTTTACAGCATTACCACTGATCTTGTCAATAGCAACAAAACCTTCCGCATTAGTAATTTTGTATCCATTATCGACACGTAGATATGTTCCGAATGCATCTTTTGCCATTTGCAACTTACGAACAATCATGTTCTTTGCCCGAACCAAAATGTTCTGTAAATCGAATATTTTTTTCAATTCGTTTTTATGGGAACGATAGAAGTCCATAATAATTTTCTTTTCCTGCTCACGGTTTCGCTTTGTATCGGCTTTCTTAGCATCAAGAATATTACGATTAAGCTTCTCTTCAATACTGGCAATAAGACCTGCAACATGAGAAGCAGTGTTGGTAATTTCTTGTCCAGCACGAACTTTGGAATTGTTCCATGTCTTGATAGGAATCTTGTATATATCGTTTGTTGCGATTATGTTGAGCGTTTTTGGTGATATGGTTCTAAATAGAGATCCTGCTTGAGCAAGAATAGAATTCAATATTTTTGTTTCGTCTTCTGTAAATGTAGCTGTACCAGAAGCATCAACATAAGAAGCATCTCTAAACCATACGTTCTTAGTCGCTCGTAAATTTGAAATATTAGCACCAAATGATGCTCTCATATTTGCTAGTGTCTTGCCTGCATAAGTTGTATGCCAAACAATACCCATCTTCGCAGCATGAAGATTCTTCGCTAACTCTGAATTGACAGGCACAGCATAGACAATAGTGTTTGGTTGAAAGGTAACAAAAGACTGACCATCAATCTGTACAGTCTTCAAGTCTGAACTTGTAAACATCATATCGCCTTGAAGAACACCATGAATATTTAATTCAGGTAGATACTCCAATGCAATTTTTAACTTTGCATTAAGACCTTCACCAGGATGATTCTTATCGATGTCTGCTTTCGTGTAGTTCAGTTTTGCATTCTGTGCAAACACACCTTTTGTACCAACAAAGAACTTGCCATTTTCTGGATTGATGCCAGCAAAAATTGAAGGTGCACCATCCCATTTCGTTGTAATGTTCACATGTGTTTTAGCGTGACCTGCAAGCATGTCTCTTAGAGATTGTAGAAAGTTGATTGCTCCACGTGTGCCGAGAACTCCACCATTGAGTACCTCATCTTCAAGATGCTCTAGATGGAGATTCTTGCCTTCTTTACTCTCAGTAAGATATTCTGTGTAGTTGATCATCAATCTTTCTTCATTCTTTTCTTAATGACAGCTTTGACTTTTTCTGCAATTTTAGGTCTTTTAGGCAGCTTTGGTGTTTCAAGGCTTCCGGTAGCTTTTGTTCCACCAAGGTGCTTACTCTTTCGAATTCTTGGTCTCAATCTAGAGATTGGTTCTCTATGTGCCTTTAAGAATTCTTTTGTAGTCATAACTTTAGCATCTTTACCAATCTCAGCAATATGTGTCGCGCGACCTTCTTCGGTTGCAAACTTGCCATTACCTGTCAGTGCTTCTTCGGCAACATGATGAATCAGATCTGGATGTTTATCGTGAAGTTTCTGTACAATTTTATGGGCGCGTTCGTGGTCTCCGGCTTCCATATGTTTTCTGACCTTCTGCAGGTGTTCTTCATTTTCAGGTGTGTCGATCTTGCCTTTCTTCATAGCATGGCTATAGATGGCATGAAATTCTGCAGGACTTGAAGACATTAGTTGTGAGTTGCCTGTCTTTTTGAACGAGATGGCTTTAACACCTTTCGTACCTTTTTTCGACCTGATGATCAGAGCATCACCTTTTGAAGTTGCTCCGGCTCCAGTCACACCTTTGCTTAGATAATGCTTAGATAGTTTAGGCTTTGCTTTGCCAGAATGTTCCATGGAATCACCATCTTTATAGTGATCAGAAAAGTCTGGATGATTTCTCATTCCATGTACAGTATGTGCAGCATCTCTTAGATTTTGATAGTATGTCTTTCTTGCAAGATTATGAGATTCCGAAGTACCTACTTTTTTGTTATTGCCTGAAATCTTACCAGAAAACTCGTGGTCTTCAGCATTCTTGATGTGTAGAGGATGTTTCGGATCTTTTTCTGCCTTATCAATTTCAGCTAACGTGCTATCAAGGCTGTGTTTACTCTTATCTTTTGCGTTCATTCCCGAAAAGTGATTCCATACCTTCTTTACAGCATGTTCTTCATTATGTTTGCCATCTTTGTCGCTTGGCTTACGAATAGAGCTTAAAGGAATTTTAACAGTTCTTGTGCTACCAGAAGGTATAGCATGTATGTGGGTAACGCCATGTTTATCTATTTCTTTGCGCTTGACCGTAAGTCTTGTTCCTTTTGGAATACCATCATGATCTTTTTCCAACTCATGGGTATCAGGCGCATGTCTGTCACCTTTAGGAAGATACGGATCAACATACTTTTCAATGTGTCGAGCCCCAATAGGTGATGCTGCCTTAGCGTTTAGTTTTGCTTCACCGAGAATTTTTCTTCTTAGGTTATTGTTTGTTTCTGTCAAAATTTCCTGTAAAGAACGCATCAGTCGACCTCTTATTAGTTTTTGTTCTTCAGTATTTAGCATAACAAAAATAGGCGCCCTAATGGACGCCTATTATGTTGGTGGAAGGTGTGGGATTCGAACCCACGGTACCGATTAAGGTACGCCTCGTTAGCAGTGAGGTGCCTTCGGCCGCTCGGCCAACCTTCCTAATCATGAATGTAGATAAACGTATTTTCAGATCCTTCGTCTTTAACTAGCCTATAGAGCCACTGAGCTTCACGAGGTGCAAGTCTAACACAACCATGAGACGCCGGAGATCCAAGATTATGTATATCATATGTAGCGTGAATTGCGTATCCCTCATGAAAGAAAATTGACCAAGGCATCGGAGCGTTATCATACTTCTTGCTGTAGTGGATCTTCTTAAGAAGATAGGGGCGATATTCTCCAGACGGTGTATTGTATCCTTCTCGACCCGTAGAAATTGGCCACTCATATGTATCGTTTAAAGTTTCGACATACATCATCTGTTGTGATTTTACAATAGTAATAACTACTTCTGCTTTAGCTCCAACAACTAACATATAGATTGCAAAGATTACAACGCATACCATAACGAGAAATCTAGCCATTTAAACTGCTTCTCCAATTAACTTCATTACTTCACCAAGACTTTCTTCGACTGACCATGTAACATTTTCCGCATGGACTTGAGTTAAAAGGCTGCCGCCAGGAACGTGATCCTCATATACCACTTTGATATGATTTACATTGAGATATAGAGGATCACCTTTTCGTTCAGGAACCATATTCGTTAGCTTGATAAACATTAGGCTACTTCCTTCTTAGCATTCCAAATTGCGTCATTGAATCGATCAGCACAGTATGAAGCTGCCCAAGCATTTGGCTTGACCAGAGGTATGATGTTACACATACCACGAATGTAACCAACAGCTTCGTTTATAACACATGAAGAACCATGCTTTGAATCTGGATTGATATCAAGATGGATTTCAACCACACGATCTTCCAGAGCTTCTTCAAGGTCTATGTATAGCTGCGCGGTCTTCATCACTTCATTCATAAGGCGCATACGAGGCTTGTCCTTCTGCTGGTCATAGTCGCGCTCACGCACTATACCACCAAACACCTTACAACCGTTCTTGCCGTTCTTGTGAACAACTACCACGTTGATGTAGTCAGCATACCACACACCGTCAATCTGAAAACGTTCTGAGTCGCCGCCTAGATATACCTTTGTTTCTGGAGATTGTTCATGAATAAACGCGCGAACGGCGTCTAGGTCGAGATGCTTTCTAATCATTATTAAGTTCCTAAAAAAGATGGTGCTGGCCACAGGATTCGAACCTGCAATGGGATTACTCCGACGGATTACAAAACCGTTGCCTTCAGCCGTTCAGCCAAGCCAGCATTTAACTATTTATATGGTGCCTCTATCCAGAATCGAACTGGAGCCAATCCCCTACCAAAGGATTGTTCTACCACTATACTATAGAGGCTTTGTTAAGTTAGAGAAGTGTACACTCACCCATATTTTACTCTTGTGTACCGGGACTAAAGGAGCCAACGAGTATGGTTCCGCGCCCCAACTGTAATTACCGCCAGACCTTGCGGGCCTGAACTTCTCTAATTGGTGCGGATAGAGGGACTTGAACCCCCACGCCGAAGCACTAGTTCCTAAGACTAGCGTGTCTGCCATTTCACCATATCCGCGTTATTGGTAGCCGATGAGAGATTCGAACTCCCGACATTCTCGGTGTAAACGAGACGCTACTACCACTGAGCTAATCGGCCTTAATTTCGTCCATAATTTTTAGAAGAGCATGAAAACACTTTTTAGATTCCTCTGCAATCTCTTCACGCTCTCTAAACTTATTAAGTTCCACAAGTGCAGCCTTACGATCATCCCATTCCAGATGAGTGGTAGGATAACCAACAAGACGCCTACGCATAATCTCACCGCCCATCAGGTGCGCTCCAGTAAGCACATAAGCAGCACCCGCAATATCTTTTTCCGTTATTAAGGAATTAGTATATTTGTTGGCAGCACGTATTATATTAGCAGGACAGTTGGTTGATGTCAAGTCATTTTGAACTCTTTCCGTTCTACGAATGACTTCTGGAATATGTTGATCAACTTCCCAGTGTATGGTGTAAAGAGCGGAAAGCCAGTCAGCATACCATTTCATGGGTGGACTACCACTTGCCATAGCAGCACCAACAGGATGCGCTTCACAAGCATGGTGTAAGTCTCTAGTTGCTTCCCATAATGGACCTGGCATTTATGCTCCTACTGATTAATAAGGTGAGGTGGGATTCGGGTACACCCACAAGTCACGGCCCAGATACCTGTTCAACGTGACAGCCTAGATTCTCTTGGTCGGAGACGACACATCTTCTACTCTCGTAGATCACGCGCGGGCACCACACCATCTAGCCAAGTTAGCCGGTCTTTGCGTCCAGCCATTTCCTTGCACTCGACCGATTCCCGTCGGAATCGGCATTTAAATTGGAGGCCCGTTAGCGGTTACTGCGATCAGTGATTCCTTATGGAAGGGTCAAGGCAGGAACTTACACCCCGAGGATTTATATACCGTCACGGGCCAACGACGGTTCTTTATTTACATTCCAGAAACTATTGAAGTTACTGAATCGTGGATCCATACCCACCAAGCAGCAATGGCAGCTAAGATAGCGGCGCCGCCCTTCTTAAGGTCCCAACCGTTCTGCCACATTTCCCAGAGAACCCAGAGAACGGCAACGACTAGAACTAATACAACGAGTGTGTTTAGCATGTTAATACCTCATTATTGGCCTTTATTGACCGTGAAGTATTTAGAATGCTGCTACTTCTTGATATTACCAGATGCAATAATAGCTTCATTCAAGCTTTCAGACTGAAAAGACCCAGTCCACATAATAACACCAAGGCTTCGACCATACTTATCTCTAGAATTATATTTGATGCTATAATATACAAACTTGTTGTTGATAGCCTGTCTTTGTTGGATCCAGTCTTTGGTAAAATCAGATGCGACAATACCGCCCGGCGATGCGTTTGGTCCAAATACTTCTGGAGTGTCAACGCCAAGGAGACGAACACGTTCCTTAACTTTGATATTGAATCCAAGGTCTATTTCAATATCAATAGTATCGCCATCGACAATATTAAGAACTTTGCAATTATATGTGTACATTGTTGTTCTCTTTATAATTTGGTGCCGCTGCCAAGTTTCGAACTGGGTTATCCCCCTTATGAGGAGGGCACGATAGCCAATACCGTCCCAGCGGCATAGATAAGGGCCGAAGCCCTTATCGTTTATCTGTCATTACGTCCCAGGTCCGTATAGACCGCTGGAAGGATCAAAACCATTTATATCATTGCTATTATGTTGACGAGGGTTGTTATTACCGCCGCCGTTGTTATTGCCAGGTCCGTTGCCGTTACCTTCGTTGCCGGTTCCGTTGCCGCCACCGCCACCGTTTCCTATGCCGCAGTTACCGCCGCCAGCTCCTTGGCAACCACCATCGCCGCCATTATTGCCGCCGTTACCGTTACCATTGCCATTACCGTTGCCATTACCATTGTCGCCATCGTTACCGTTGTCGCCTCCATTATCGCCACCGTTGCCATTACCGTTGCCATTACCGTTGCCATTTCCATGGCCGTTATCATGACCATTGCCATTTCCATTTCCATTACCGTTGCCATTTCCATGGCCGTTATCATGGCCGTTATCATGGCCATTTCCATTTCCATTACCGTTGCCATTACCATGGTCGTTATCGTCAGGCTTTCCTGGCTTATCACGATGCTTCATATTGAACTTGAAATCAGGAAGATTCTTATTATCTGCACCTGATCCCTTATTGCAGCTTGACCATTCATCACGAAGGATATTGTAGCATTGCTTGTCAAGACCGCTAAGAGCGGCACTGGCATGAGCAAGTGGTGTGAAAGCAGTCGCAGCTAGTGCTACTGCGCCGAACAGAATTGTGAACTTCATTTTTAGATTCCTTTTTTCACGTTTAAGTATTTGTTACATACTACATAGTATATACACTTATTTATAATAAGTGAAATTTGGTGTGTTCTCTCTGGATCGAACAGAGTTCTTTCGCTCTTCAGGCAAACGTGAGCACCAGCTTCACCAAGAACACATTTAGTCTTTTAGCAGTTGAGGAGAAGATTCCGACAACTGTTTCTTTTCGTATTCTCTAATTTTAGCAGAATAATCTTCGTTTGTCAAGTTATGCCATCCAACACACTTTCCAGTTGGACTTCTTCCACATCCACAATCTTTACTCATATTGTTTTCCTTTTAATTAGATCGGGTACGTGAGCCTCTGCACGACCTGAGAAAGTCATTTAGCGGCTTTGCCAGCAGTTACTCATTAAGCCAGTTGTCTCAGTTACTCTGGCTTCGTCCCGAAAGTGGCGGATAGAGTAGGATTCGAACCCACGAAACATTTCTGTTCTCCAGTTTTCAAGACTGGCGCCTTCAGCCGCTCGGCCATCTATCCAAATTGTTAATGGCTATCTACACATTCACATTCAAAAGCATTGGTTGCAAACCATATTGCATAAGTGTATCTTGTGCCCTTTGAAATGGCATTAACCTTATGTAGGCATTCTTCATTTGCTTTGAAGAAGAAAACTGAGCCTTTTTTAGGAACATTTGTATATTCACTACCATCTTCAAATCGAACTACTGTTTCACCGCTAACATAGTTATCATTAAGATATGCAATCATACTATACTTGCGAGGCGCGAAGGCGTGTTTCATTGGGCCTTCGTTTCCATCATCTTTATGAAAATCCATATACATGCCTGTTCGCCAGACAACAATATCAGAAAAATTTGGATACACAAATGTATTGTAATGTTTACCTACAAGTTGACTCAATAAGAATCTATAAGAATCGATTTGACAACGCAATCTTTTGTTTTCAATATCAAGGAATGGAAGATTGTCGTTTTGTAGCCAAGGTTGCTTTTCAATAACGGGTTTTTCTGGTTTATTTATTGCCATATAGTTGACAATACTGTCGCATAGATTATCTGGTATAACATTATCATATCTAGCCACCAGATTATTTTCAATTTCGACTTTATACATATCAACTCCGTAAATGGTAAGGGTTGGAAACACTACTCTATTTAGCAGCCATCAAGCTTGTTGGCAATGCACCCTCATAAATGGCGGAAGATGTAGGATTCGAACCCACGAAACATTTCGGTTCTCTCGCTTTCAAGGCGAGCGCAATAGACCACTCTACCAACCTTCCAAATTCGATGCGATTTCTTATAGTGGTTACGCCCTCCACTTTTATGATTGACGAGAGTTTCCAGTCAAATACAGTCCACTCACAAACCTCTAACATATATTATTTTATCACAACCATTTGCACTCTGCAAACTCCGTGACATCCAATTTTTCGAGCAGCAGCTCTGGAAAGATCAATATGACGACCCTTAATAAATGGGCCGCGATCATTAATTCTCACAACAACGGATCTTCCTTTATGTATAATACGGACTTTTGTCCCAAATGGAAGTGTTTTATGCGCCGCTGTTAACGCATTGGGATTAAACTTTTCCCCATTAGCCGTTATCTTGCTCTTACTACATTCACCTGGTTTCACACAATCATACCAGGAAGCAACGGTAGCATGAGCAGAAGGTATTGCCGCAAATAAAAATGATGTGGCAATTAAAGTTTTAATAAGTTTCATTAATTTTATCCTTTAATGGAGCATTCGACAGGATTCGAACCTGCATTAGTTGTTATACCATTTCCAGTTACCTTTCTCTCCGTTCGTAGCGGAGGGGGATACGAATGCATTATTGGAGGAGCCGATCAGATTCAAACTGATACCTCAAGGATTTGCAGTCCCGCGCATTAATCGTTTTGCTACGGCTCCATTAACTTATTTATTCTGGCTGCCAGGCATGGATTCGAACCACGATAGCATGAGTCAGAGTCATGCGTCCTACCGTTAGACGACCCGGCAATGTTCACTTGTTTGTACATATAGACGCTTCGCGTACAAATGAATGAACAAAGTGGTCCCGAGTGGTGGAATCGAACCACCGTATCATGTTCCACAGACATGCGTTCTAACCATTGAACTAAAACGGGTTGGTTGCAGGAGTGGGAATCGAACGCCACGACCTCTGGCTTATGAGACCAGCGAGCTACCTCTGCTCCATCCCGCATCACTTAAATGTACTAATGTATACTTCTTTCTTCTTGTCATAAATTTGTGAGACCAGTTTGTAACCGAATCTCACATACTGCTTGGCCAACGACTTAGCTCCGATAGCAGATAATGAAGTGAGTTTGAACATCATAACTCCTTGATTGGTAGTTCCAGCGGGAGTCGAACCCGCCTCTGATCCTTGAAAGGGACCTGACCTAACCGATAGTCGATGGAACCATATTTGGAGAACCCTCTGGGATTCGAACCCAGGACAGACGGATTAAAAGCCCGCTACTCTACCACTGAGTTAAGGGTTCAATTGGCTGGGAGACTAGGATTCGAACCTAGATAGCAGGAATCAAAATCCTGCGTCCTACCTTTAGACGATCTCCCAATATTAACTATATACTTTAAATGTCTACTACAGGATTAGCATTATGAATAAAGGACTTAGAACTATGCCAACACTGTTATTACTTTTGCTTTGTGCCATTTCAGTTTTCACAACGTTCTACCTTTTCTTTGAAATGAGAAACTATTATGCCTCGGCTAAGCAATATCAAGAACAGGCATCGATAGCACAACATAACCTTGAAGTTGTTATCAAAGAGAAGACTGATCTTGAAGGTCAGATCACAACTCTAACGGAAGATGTTGATTATCTTAATACAAAGGTTGAGGATCAAAGACTTGTTATTGATCAACTCAACAAAGAACTTAAGGCCGCAAAGCAGAAGCCTATTGTAAAGCCTGTGCCTAAGCCTACACAACCGACAAAGAAAAAGAAGAAGCGTATTTCATACGACATTGCTCCAAGTCAGCAGTAAATGGTTGGCACAGAAGGTAACGATCCTTCCACCCCTGTCTTATCAGGACAGTGCTCTACCTCTGAGCTATGCGCCAGTAAATTAATTGGTCGGGTATTTCTACACCCAGAGCGCACGGGCTCATGCCCTGCCATTTCTACCGACCCCTAGGCCTGCTTCGTATGCCTTTCGGCAAATTTTTATTCTTTACACCCTATCGGTTTAGCCCATTGCGCTTATTGAGGTAAGCAATCCGATATTAGCAAGCATTCCCCTCTGATAGTCTTGCGAGGTCTCTCCAGTCTGTTCTAGAATACTGGATAATTTGGTGGGTAAGGTTGGATTCGAACCAACTAAGTACTAGACAGGGGATTTACAGTCCGCCGCAACTCGCCGTCGTTGCCGCTTACCCGAAACTTGCTGCGCCGCACGTATTGGCGCGAATGTCTTCTAACATTTCATCGACTAATCCTGATAACGTCATCCAGTTTCAAGCAACTGGCGCTTCAGGCGTAAGTAGTTAGATCGAATTGGTGGAATGCCAGGGAATCGAACCCTGTCGTCCGCCTTGCAAGGGCGGCATGCTTCCGTTATCATCAGCACCCCGTTTTCTTTTTTGCATCCCGCTTTGCAACATGTTGTTTAATGAACCAACGCGGCACGGCAGGATTGTATGCACATAATTCTTCTTCTGTATATGTATCAGGATGTGGATTGATACCAGCATCAACTGAATCCCAAAAAATCTTTTCGAATGCGCTTCGCTTCATCATTACCTCGTTGATTGTTGTTATATTATAGACGAGGCAATTAGCAAAGTCAAGTAAGAAGAAGAGAAGCTCCACGCATCGCCACTAATGGCGATGGGATACTTAATGCCGAGTGTGCGATCACTCAGAATGTTCTTGCAGGTTCGCAGCCCGCTACCTTCTCTTCTAATTGGCATCAGTGTAAGGATTTGAACCCTAGACGCACGGTTTTGGAGACCGGCATGTTACCGCTACACCACACTGATAGAATTAGGCGAGGGTTCCTTCAGCTACTTGTGCCACTACGAGTGTACCCACAACTCAGACTTCATGAATTGGTCTAGGTGGCAGGATTCGAACCTGCGGCCCCTTGCGCCCAAGGCAAGTGCGATACCAGACTTCGCCACACCTAGATAACGGCTTTCGTACTGCGAGGGTGCCGTCAACCCTACCCAGCGTATCCCGAAGGATGCTCGGCGTACTAAATGGTGGAGGAGTTTCATACCTTAATACTTTATATCTCTCCCCAAGCCCGTATGTCAGGCACCCACATTGTCAAGAGGTGGGCTGTTATTGGCGATCTTGACGAGGCTCAAACTCGTTACTCCTCTTAGACAGAGAGGTGTGATATCCATTCACTACAAGACCTTAATTGGTGTGCCAGAAGAGAA